TTCGGGACGGCCTCTGTTGCTGCCGCTGAACTGTTCGACATTGCACTCCTGTGCGATCCTGCGCCACCGATGAGCAGTGGCAATGATCGTGCGCAGCGCACTGCTTTTGGCATGGCAATCTCGCGGATGCGAGACCGGATATTTCGGGTCGGAACGCTGCAGGTTAGGATCAAGAAAGCCGGTGTCGAGCACAAGACCACGCGTTGGAAACTGGATCTGTGCGACTCCGAAACACCGCAGAATACCGGCACTCAACCTGTAGTTGGGGGACCTCTGACCTGTGAGGGGGACCTCGAAAATGAAGGTCCCCCCGACCAACCTGTTGAAAACGTTGGCCGAGGGGGACCTGGGGGACTTGGGGGACCTTTTTCCGCCCCTTCACACACGCGCATGCGCGCACGCGCGCACGAAAGGGATAGCCCCGGAAAAGGTCCCCCAGGTCCCCTAGGTCCCCATAACGAAGCGATTTCAGATGTTTACGACGGGGGACCTCTAGGGGGACCTCGAAATGAAGGTCCCCCGAAGCCCGATTGGCTGCGCGAGCTCGAACCATGAGCCGCGAGCGCCACCAACCCCTTCATCCGACGACGGCGGCCGGTACCGCCAAGCATCAACCGCCGTCGTCTTCCACCCGAGCAGCCAATCAGAAAAGGAGACCACTCATGGCTGATACGACTCTGTCCAGCGCCGCAATCGGCGCAACCCCGGAAACGCACATCCCGCCCACGGCGAGCCGCACCATCCTGGCGCTAGACCTCGGCACCACCACCGGCTGGGCCATCCGTGGCTTTGACGGCCTGACCACCAGCGGCACGGCCAGCTTCCGCCCCGGCCGCTTCGATGGCGGCGGTATGCGCTACCTGCGCTTCACCAACTGGCTGACCGAGCTCGACCGGCTGTCCGGGCCGATCGCCGCCATCTGGTACGAGGAGGTCCGCCGCCACGCAGGCACCGACGCGAGCCACGTCTACGGCGGTCTCATGGCCACGCTGACCGCATGGGCCGAGCTGCGCGGCATTCCGTATAGCGGCGTTCCTGTGGGGACGTGGAAGCGATGCCTTTGCGGCAGGGGGAATGCCAGCAAGGACGAAGTCATCGAAGCTGTGGCTGCCAAGGGTTTTTCGCCAGCAAGCTCCGACGAGGCCGACGCCTTGGCCATCCTCCATTGGGTGATCGCGACGAATGGAGGCATCAATGGCTGACAAATGGCACTCGCCGGTCAGCCGGGTCTGCGAAACCTGCGGTTCGAGATTTACGGTCCAATATCAAACCGTGCGGCGGCCGGGAGGGGGGCGGTATTGTACTCACAAGTGCAACCCTCGCATTCACGAGTTGAACAGAAGCCGGGTTGCCCTTGCCGTCGGTCCGAAGAGGGCCTTGGTCGATGCAGAATGCGTCACCTGCGGTCGGAGCTTCAGGACACGCGTCAAGAACATCGCGCGCGGCGGCGGGCGCTTCTGTTCACGGGCATGCAATCCGGCCCATGCCAGACGTTTCCAGCCTGCTGAAAAACACCGCCGGCATAACCTGAAACGGAACTACGGCCTGACGACCGGCGAATTCGAACAGATGCGCCGAGCCCAGCGGGGACGCTGCGCCATCTGCCGATTGCTGCCTGACGAACCCCACGGAGTGCTGGTTGTCGGCCATTGCCATATGAGCGATCGCGTGAGGCAGTTGCTGTGCAACAATTGCAACATGGCCGTCGGCCTCGTTCGAGACGACCCGGTCACGGCCACGCGGCTTGCAGCCTACCTGCTCAAGCACGACCCCGACGAGGCCGATGCGAATTTGGCGCTCGCCATCATCCGCCAGTCCTCCCATTCGGAGGGCTTGGGATGAGGTGGCATCCGGCCGGCTACGGCGGTCGGCGCCGGGATCCCGAGCAGGTCAAGCGCGAGGGCTGGCACGAACAGGGCGTCCTCGCCGTCTCGCTGGACGATCAGCGGCTCACCTGGCCCGAGCGTGAACTGGTCCGCCAGCTGGGCGAGAAGCTCTATGGCCCTCGGGCGGACGACAGGGATGTGTGCCATGACTGAATGGACCACGACGCAGGTGCAGGACCGCCTCGAACTCGCCGCCGACGTCTTCGCGCAGCTGCCGGGCGTGAGGCCGCAGGGCTACTTCAACGCCTGGCCCGAGTATTTCCACAGCTTCGCGGACAAGGTCGGCCAGGAGCCGCAGGTGCGTCGCCCGAGGCCCAGCCCGCGACAGATCACCGAAGCCGACGAGGCCATGCTCTGGCTGCGCTGGCTTGAGAAGGACGACGCCCGGATCGTTTGGCTGCGCGCCAACCGCAAGCCGTGGAAGAAGATCACCTGGGAGGTCGGGCTCAGCCGTCCGGCGGCCAATCGCCACTGGCAATATGGCGTCGCGCTGATTACCTGGCGGCTCAACGGGCGGGTGCCGTCCATGAGACGATCGCGGCGCTTCGTGGTCGAGAACGCCGACCGGCTGTCAAGGAAAATCATCCTGTGAGGGAATTTTCGGAGAGACATTCAGGAGGGTTTCACGAACCGGCGCCGAGGGCTACAAACGGGATATGATCGCACGAGACGTGAGCAAAGGGACGATGGCTTGCACCGCTGGATTCCGGGGTCCACCCGGAAGCCAGATCGGGGTCCAGACGGGGTCCAAAGGGGAGACAGTTCGAAACCGGGCAAACGCCCACCGCCTGACCGGGAAGACTGTCTCCGCCGCCAGACAAGCCGTTGATTTTACGGTTCCTTTTCGCGCACTTCCTATGCTGGCGGGCGAAGCGCGGGACATCGCCAGCGACAGGGCCGGATTTTTGGGAAGCCACCCGGAAGCCGGAGCCACACGCGCGTCGCGCAAACACCAATGAACGCTGGCCTTTCGACCGGACACCGCTGGTGCCCGCTGGACCCCGCTTGGAGTCCAGCCCGGCATCCGGAGTCCGGAAGCCACCGGCATCCACCCGACCGAGGAACCTTGCCCACCATGACGCTGAGCTTCGCCCCGGACGCGATCGAGACCTGGCCGCTGGCCAAGCTCCAGCCCTACGCGAAGAACGCGAAGGCGCACGGGCCCGACCAGGTCGCAAAGATCGCCGCCAGCATGGCCGAGTTCGGCTGGACCGTGCCCTGCCTCGTCGGCGAGGACGGCGAGTTGATCGCGGGCCACGGCCGCGTGCTGGCTGCGACGCAGCTCGGGCTGCTTGAAGCGCCGGTGATCGTTCTGGGCCACCTGACCGAAGCGCAGCGCCGGGCATACCGCATCGCGGACAACAAGCTCACGGAACTCTCAAGCTGGGACGAAGCGCTGCTGTCGGCCGAGCTACAGGACCTGCTCGCTGACGACTACGACCTGTCGCTGGTCGGCTTCTCGGACGGCGAGTTGGACAAGCTGCTGGCCTACGTCGCGGAAGACGACGGTGAAGAAGGTGGCGCCGGGGGCTCGGTGCCTCCGGTGACCATCCCCGAACCGCCGCGTAACCCGGCCTCGCGCACCGGCGATCTTTGGATCCTTGGCGACCACCGGCTGCTCTGCGGCGACTCGACCTCGCACGACGACGTCCGCCGGCTGATGAACGGCGAGCGCGCCGTGCTGTTCGCGACCGACCCGCCGTATCTCGTCGATTACGACGGCTCGAACCACCCGACCCGCAACAAGGATTGGTCGGCCTCCTACGGCACCACATGGGACGACAGTTCGCAGGGCGCGGAACTCTACGACGGCTTCATTGCCGCCGCCGTTGCAGAGGCCATCACCGAGGACGCCGCCTGGTATTGCTGGCACGCCTCCCGCCGCCAGGCGATGCTGGAAGCCTGTTGGGAAAAGGCCGGAGCCTTCGTCCATCAGCAGATCATCTGGGTGAAGGACCGCGGGGTCCTGACCCGGTCCCACTACCTCTGGAAGCACGAGCCTTGCTTCATGGGCTGGCGCCGCCCCAACCGTCCGCCGAAGGTGGCCGAGGAAACGCTGCCGTCCACATGGGCGTTGCCCAGCTTCGCCAAGGACGACCGGCCCGACCACCCCACGCCGAAGCCGCTCGACGCCTTCGGGATCCCGATGCGCCAGCACGTCGCCCGCGGCGGGCTCTGTTACGAGCCGTTCTCGGGCTCGGGCTCGCAGATCATGGCAGGCGAGGCCAACGGTCGCCGCGTCTTCGCCATGGAAATCAGCCCGGCCTACATCGATGTCGCCGTTGAACGCTGGCAGGCCGAAACCGGCAAGGACGCGATCCTCGACGGCGACGGCCGGACCTTCGCGCAGGTGAGAACCGAGCGGCTGGACGACAAGGCCGATGCCGCCGCCTGATGGCCGTCTACTACAACGATGCCGATCCCGCGGCCTGTGCATGGCTGCGGGAACTGATCGCGGCCGGGCTTCTGCCCGCGGGCGAGGTGGACGAAAGGTCCATCCTCGAGGTGAAGCCCGCCGACCTACGCGGCTTCGCGCAATGTCATTTCTTCGCCGGAATCGGCGGCTGGCCCCATGCGCTGCGACTCGCGGGTGTAGCGGAGGATCTGTCCGTGTGGACCGGTTCGCCGCCCTGCCAGCCATTCAGCCAGGCCGGGCAGCGGAAGGGACAGGACGATGACCGCCATCTCGCCCCAGCATTCCTGCGGCTCGTCACAGCCTGCCGCCCGGAGCTCGTCTTCGGCGAGCAGGTCGCGAGCGCGGCAGTTCTCGGACCGGTTGGCTGTGCAGCTCGAACAGCGACTGAGGGCCCGGCTGGCTGGGCGTGGTTCGACGCTCTGGCGGCTGACCTGGAAGCGGCATCTTACGCCGTCACGGCGGCCGATCTGCCGGCTGCGGGCATCGGCGCGCCGCACATCCGCCAGCGGTTGTTCTTCGGCGCCGTTGCCGTGGGCACAGTCACTCGCGGGTTGGGCGACGGCCTCGGCGAGGGATCACAAGGACGGATCGGAATGCCGGTCGGTGCCGATCAATGCGCTGCTCGGCCGACAGGTCTGGTTGGCGGGTTGGCCGACGGCGATGGCGGGCTCGCCCGCCACGATGCGATACAACGCGGCCGGCAACACCGATGCGAGCCGCAGGACGGTGAAGCTGGTGGACTGGTCGAAAGCGCCGACCCCGCCGGGGCCAATGCGACAGACGGCGTCTGGCGAGATCCGGACTGGCTCCTCTGCCGCGATGGCCGCTGGCGGCCCGTTGAGCCCGGAACATTCCCGCTGGCTGATGGGATACCCGGCCGCATGGGGCTCCTGCGGGGCTACGGCAATGCGATCGTTCCGCCGCTCGCGGCGGAGTTCGTGACGGCCTTCATGGAGAGCCTGCGATGAAGCAATCGCGCCTCATGTCGATGGCCGAGGCCGCGGCAAACGTTGTCGTCGGCTACGTTTTGGCCATCGCCACGCAGATCGTCGTGTTCCCTTGGTTCGGGATCGAGACAGGGCTCGCGGAGCATCTGACCATCGGCATCGCCTTCGTCGGCGTCTCGCTGGCGCGCGGCTACCTGTTGCGGCGGCTGTTCGAGGCAATCCGGATGCGGAGCGCAGAATGAGAAACCGCCGCCCAACGGGTGGCGGGGGTTTCTGTCCGTTTCGGTGCCGAGCGTCAGTCACGGATGGCGTAGACGCGCCCCTTTCCGTCGACCTTCTCGGAGGTGATGGTCAGGCCAAGCTTCTTTTTCAGCGCGCCGGACATCGCGCCCCTCGCGGTGTGTGACAACCATCCCGTGGCGGCCACGATCTCGTCGAGGGTGGCTCCCCCGGGCGCGCGCAGCATGGCGATCAGCGTGGCTTGCTTGGTGCCCTCGCGCGGCGTGCGCGCCTTGGGCGCGGCTGCCGCCTCGGTGGGGGTGTCCGTCGCGGGCTCTTCGATCGGCGCCTCGTTGGCGCCCGCAGGCGCGTCCGCGCCCTCGGTCTCGATGCCGATGGCGGCGAGACCCGCGTCGGTGGCGACCAGCGTGACGCCGTGGCCATCTCCGGTCTCGCGCCACACGGGTTCGCCCTTGCGCATGTCGGCATCGACCTCTTCGAGGAAGCCCTTGGCGAGCATTGCGCCGACCACCTTGGCGGCGGCCCCGCCGCGCAGGCTCTCGGGCAGCGGCAGGGCGATGTGCTCGGGCCGCTGTGCGGCGGCGCTGAGGATGATGGCTTGGGTATCGGAAAGCTTGGTCATGGGGTCGCCTCCGTATTCGGGCCCGCGTCATGCGGCGCCTTCTACGACCCCGAGCCGCGCAGGGCGCGCGGCGGGAGTCCCGGCGGTGCCGGAGATCAGCGGGCGTGTTCGCCCTCGCCGAAGGCGCTGTCGGTGATGCGCTTCAGGAGGCTGGCGTAGTGTTCGAGGGTGCCGACCATGGCCCAGCCCACCTCGTCGGGGTGGCAGTTGAAATGGTCGTCGCTGAGCGCCTGCAGGCGGGCGAGCATCTCGTCGATCTCGGCCTTCTTGGCCGTAAAGGCGGCGAGCGCGTTCGACCGGTTCCTCGAACCGGTGGCGGAACCGGTCTCACCCTTGTTCCGGCGCGCCTTCTCGGCGCGGGGCTCAAAGCGCGGGGTGGTGATCGGGTTCAGGCGGGTGGTCATCGTGGTGGCTCCTTGGGTCGAGTTGCATCGTCCTTCTGGAGACACGTTCCCTCTGTCCGCCGCGCTTATCAACGAGATAAGCGAATGAATTTGAATGATAATCGGGGCTGGCGATGCAGGGCATGAGCGAGCGCCAGTATGCCGCCCATGTCGGGCTGTCGCGGGGCGCGATCCAGAAGGCGAAGACCGCCGGCCGGCTCGTCCTGCATGAGGATGGCAGCATCGACGCCGCGGCCTCGGACCGGCTCAGGGCCGAGACGACGGACCCGTCGAAGACACGAAAGGCGCCGGCGCCCAAGCTGAAACCCGTGCCCGAGGCCGCCGTCGCCGCCGTCGGCGACACGCTCCGCGAACAGGGGCTGTCCGCCCCGGCCGTCGGCGGCGGTACGACCTTCCTGCAGGCCAAGACCGCGAACGAGGTGCTGAAGGCGCAGGAGCGGCGCATCCGGCTCTCGAGGCTGAAGGGGGAGCTGGTCGACCGTGCCCGCGCGCTGGCGCTGGTGTTCCGCCTCGCGCGGCAGGAGCGCGATGTCTGGGTCAACTGGCCCGCCCGGGTGGCCGCGCTGATGGCGGCCGATCTGGGTGTGGAGCCCGCCGCGATGCAGAAGGCTCTGGAGAAACATGTCCGATCCCAGCTCGACGACCTCGCCGAGATCCAGCCCGATCTCCGCTGAGGACGCGGACGCGCTGGCCTTCGACGGGGCCAGGGATGTCCTGCGGGCGTGGCTCGCCGGGCTGCGGCCCGACCCGGACCTGACCGTGTCGGAATGGGCCGACCGGCACCGCAAGCTGTCGTCCCGCGCCTCGGCCGAGCCGGGGCAGTATCGGACGGCCCGCACGCCCTACATGGGCGAGATCATGGACCGGCTCTCGCCCGGCGATCCCACCCAGCGGGTCGTGTTCATGAAGGCCGCGCAGGTCGGCGCCCCGCTCGCGCTCGAAACGCCCGTGCCCACGCCCTTCGGCTGGACGACCATGGGCGAGATCATCGAGGGCGATTTGCTCTACGACGAGCGGGGGCGTATCTGCCGGGTGACCGGCCTGTCGCCCGTGCTCAATGGGCGGGCTTGCTTCGAGGTCGTGTTCGACGATGGCGAGCGGATCGTCGCGGACGGGGAACACCGCTGGCCGGTCTGGGACTTCACGAATGACCGGCCTGCCGCGCGGACACTGACGACGGCCGAGATGGCTGGACGCGTGATCATCGGGGCGAAGGGCAAGCGCCGGCGCTATGCCATCGATTGTTGCGATCCGGTCGACATGCCAGACCAGAACCTGATCCTCCATCCTTATGTGCTGGGTCTTTGGCTCGGTGACGGTTCGTCGATCATGAACCACATTTCGGTGCAAGAGGAGGATGCCGAGGTTGTCGAGCATCTAATGGAGTGCGGCGTCGAGGCGGAGTTCCGGTTGCCGAAGTGGCGCAAGGGCCGCATCGCCAATGTCGTGATCGACCCGACCTTTCGGATGCGGCACGCGAGCGGCGCGTCGTTCTCGGACTGTTTCCGGTCGCGCTTCATCATGCGGCTGAGGCAGCTGGACGTGCTCGACAACAAGCACGTGCCCCTGGCGTACATGCGCGCCAGCCGATGGCAGCGGCTGGAACTGGTGCGCGGGCTGATGGACTCGGACGGCGCGATTTCGCCGGACGGGAAGCGTTGCGAGTTCTCGAATGCAGACCGCGGCTTGATCGACGCGATGGTGGAGCTGCTGCGCAGCCTCGGTTACAAACCCGCCGTCTATCAGAGCAAGGCGCGCCGGAAAGTCTTCGGGTGTGAAGGGCGTATCTACGAATCCGCCGAATACTGGCGCATTTCCTGGACGGCCTATGCCGAGGAGCCGATGTTCCGGCTCTCGCGCAAGCGAGCCCGGATGCGCTCGATCGAAAACGGGCGGCCGTGGAAGAGCCGTCGTCGCCGTATCGTCGATATCCGGCCGGTTACCAGCGTACCAGTGCGCTGCATTGAGGTCGACTCGCCGAGCCACCTGTTTCTCTGCGGAAAAGGATGGATCCCGACACACAACACCGAGGCTGGCAACAACTGGATCGGGTTCGCCATCCACCAGGCGCCGGGGCCGATGCTCGCGGTCCAGCCGACCGTGGAACTGGCCAAGCGCAACTCGCGCCAGCGGATCGATCCGCTGATCGACGAGAGCCCGGACCTTCGTGAGCGGGTGAAGCCCGCCCGCTCGCGGGATGCGGGCAACACGATGCTGTCGAAGGAGTTTGCCGGCGGCATCCTGATCATGACGGGCGCGAACTCGGCGGTCGGGCTGCGGTCCACCCCGGCGCGGTACATCTTTCTCGACGAGGTCGACGCCTATCCGGCCTCGGCCGACGAGGAAGGCGACCCGGTGACGTTGGCAGAGGCGCGGTCGCTGACCTTCGCCCACCGGCGCAAGGTGTTCCTCGTCTCGACGCCCACCATCCGGGGGCTGTCGCGCATCGAGCGGGAATACGAGGCCAGCGACCAGCGCCGGTTCTTCGTGCCGTGCCCGCATTGCGGCGCGATGCAGTGGCTGAAGTTCGACCGGCTGCGCTGGCAGAAGGGGCGGCCGGAGACGGCGGAATATCACTGCGAGGGCTGCGAGCAGCCCATCGCGGAGCACCACAAGACGGCGATGCTGGAGCGCGGCGAATGGCGGGCGACCGCCACGGCCGCCGATCCGACCACGGCCGGGTATCACCTCTCGGCGCTCTACTCGCCGGTGGGCTGGCTCAGTTGGCAGCGGATCGCGCGGGCGCATGAGGCGGCACGGGGCAGCGACGAGGCAATGCGGGCGTTCCGGAACACCATTCTCGGAGAGACATGGGTCGAGACCGGCGAGGCGCCCGACTGGCAGCGGCTGGCGGACCGGCGCGAGGCATGGGCGCCAGGCAAGGTGCCGGCGGGCGGGCTGTTCCTGACCGCGGGGGCCGACGTGCAGAAGGACCGGGTCGAGGTCGATGTCTGGGCCTGGGGCCGCGGTCTGGAAAGCTGGCTCGTGGATCATGTCGTCATCGAGGGCGGCCCGGGTGATCCGGCCTGCTGGCAACAGCTGACGGACCTACTGGGGCGCACATGGGCGCATGAGAGCGGCCAGCACCTGACCATCGCCAGGCTCGC